CTGTCGTTGTCTGCATGGCCGTCCGTTCGTTGACCGCCTTGCCCGCCGCCGTCTGCCCAAACAAAAAGGACAAGCCGCCGAGATGATTCTTGGGCTTGTCCCGTGAACGGAAGAGTTTTGTGAATAGGTTCATAGAATCCTCCATTTCATATTTGTATTTTTTGACCACTGTAATGTTTTAAGCCCCATGTCTTGCACAATATCCGAATTTGATTTATACTGAGCATATCAAACGTGGGAAATCCCACTTCCCCGGAATGGAGGTAAATGATGCAAGCTGTAATCAAAGGTCGCTATCAAGCTCATTTGGATGCAAAGAAGCGTCTGACATTGCGTGGTGCAAAATATGATTATTATGAAGTCCAGGAATATGATAACGGCATCATTCTGTTAGAGCCGCGTGAGTTGATACGGCCGGCAGAAATATCAAAGCGTACTCTGCAGATGATGGATGAATCAATTCGCAATCTGAATGCAGGAAAAGTTTCTGCACCGATTGACCTCTCTGGATTCTGAGTATGGATTTTACAATTCATATGGGTATTCCTGAAATGCTTGAACTGTGGATGCGTCTGCACCGAGAGAGCATGGATGGAAGTATTTCAAAAGCAGATGCCAACCTCTATAAAAAATGGGGCAAAGCCTTAAAACTTCTTTCTGGCAATCCGTTCTATCCGAGTCTCCATACACATGAAATCCCAGATTTAACCAGACGATACGGACGAAAGGTCTGGCAGTCCTATTTGGAGAATCGAACCAGTCGCGCCATGCGAATGTACTGGGTGTATGGGCCTGAACAGAAAGATATTACCATCATCGGATTGGAGCCCCATCCAGAGGACAAGAAAAACGGAGCGTATGACAAGATTACGCTATCAAAACTGGAATCGCTCGAATAAATACTGATTCATAGCAACAGAATCCCTCTCTCATCATAAACAGACGCGGAGGTATCATTCCCACAGCGAATCGCACGGTCGAGTGCCATGATGAGCGCAATTACACCGTCGATTCTCTCCGTGGACTTCTCCTTGTCCGCCTTGATGTTCCCC